TAGTATGTTACCATTAGATACCCATGCATTAACTTGCACTTCATCTAAATCATCCTCAATACCTTCAGGCATTTCGATACCTGCTTCTTCTACTAGGTACTTATCCATAGTACCCCAATACTCTAATACTTCAAATCTATTTTTGTTATACTCTTCTTGATTTTCTCTATCAAATAAGGCAGTCTCATAACTTCTATTTTCATAATTAGGACCACCTGATAGTAAATCTTCTATAGCAGATTTTCTAAAAAAAGGTCTATTAACTAAATCTCTAACTTGTGTTCTATTAAACACATGTCTTTGAATAATATAATCAGCATCATCCATAGTTACAGCATCAGGGTCAGGATATAAATCCCAACAACTGACAGCTTCTACTCTTGGTACTAACTTTGTTTTAGGAGCGTATACTCTTTCTCCACTGTCATCTAATGCCCATTGATGGACTGATTGTTCATAATTAAATGGACCTTTTAAAATACCAGTTCCAAGTAAACACATTTCAAATAATACATGACGCATTACTGATATAGCATGTGATTCTTCTAACTGGTCATGGATTAATCTTTCCATGTTTTTTGCAGCTTCTTCTGCAGGTTCTATTTGTGGCATAGTTTTTAAATCAGGTGCAGCACCTTTTTCAAAACCTGCGTTTTGATATTTTTCTGCTAATCCATTTAATATTTCATTAGCAGTAGAACCTGGACTTATTTCTCTACCATCACCTTCAAAACCATATATATCCTCCATACGAGGATTTTTTTTCATGGCCTCTGGTTTTATATGTGCATATTTTTCTACACCTACTGGGTCTGTTGTTGGAAATATACCAATAGGAAATTTACCTTGTGAAAATAAAACTTCTATTAGTTGTCCGTATGCAGCTAAAACTTTAGTCTTAGTAATCTTAACGAATACTTTAGACTTTTCTGAATCACGAAAAGCCATATCAGAACTATAGATTCCTCTATAATTTCTGTAAGACCTTAACCATCTTTTCTCGTCATAAAGACGAGCCTGTTCTGATTCTTTTAGTCTAGATTCTACAAGATAACCTAGATTACTATAAGACTTATCTTTTTCTTCTGATAAAGAACCTACTTCATCAGATTCAGAAGTCAAGCCACCTGTATTTGAATGTGGCATTATTTACCTCTTAGTAATCTCTTTCGTCTGCCATTGCAAAGATTTTTCCATCGACCATATTTTTCTTTTCTTTAGGGAAGTCTTTGTTTACTCCACCTTCAGCATAGTCAGCAGGAAAAGCAGCACCGCCTTTTACAACATTGGTTTTTGAATCGCCTTGCTTTGCAGCTTCGTTACCATACATGTTCTCAGGAAGTTCGCCTTGCTTATATTGTTTCATGATTGCCATTTTATTTTTCTCCTTTTAATTGTTTCTGTATATAAGGTAGTAACCAAGGGTTATCTACACATACAGTCGTTAGTCCATTCGCAAGAGTATTGCAAATTTTTTCTTCTTCTTTATCATCTAGTTCTATTGCCCATTGATATACTATAGCATGAAATATTTCATGTATTAAAGTATTAGCATGAGATATATTATCTTCAGTTGATGATAAAGCTATCGTTCCATCGGATGCAAGAAACTGTCCATTTATTTCATTACATTTAGATACGATGGAATCTAAACTTTTTATTTTATAATTTTTATATCCTATCTTAATATCTTTCATTTTAATTTAAATTCAAAACCTACAACTATTCCAATATTACCTTCTACTTCATATGCAGGTGCTATAAAAAAATTATCTTTTTTAATTCTTAACATTGGTGCAATATTACTTCCTGTATATCCAGTAACTAAACCATATTCTATTTCTATATTATTGTAGTTGTGTACTTTTCCTATATAAGAACTTGCATTATATTCACTATTATAATATACTCCTAGTATAGTATTATCTAGTGTACATCGTGCATGAGGATGTATAGAATTATATTCATTATCTAATCCAACATGCATTGAAACTGCTAGTAATAAACTAAGACAGTTCAATATCCAAAAACTTTATCTGCAGGTTTAAAATCTCTAGTTTGTCCTACACCAAAATCGTGAAACTGTTTTGCAACAGGATGAACGGGTCTACTCATACAACCATATCTAAGTGCGTCATAAGCATGGTCCTCTGCATGTGTATCTACATCTTCAGGATTATTTTTATCAACTGGTAACATAGGCATTGTTCTAATTAAGTTAATACAGTTATCAAATATAAATAAAGATGGATATCCTGTTTCTTCATCAGGTCTTAATCTTTTATGTAATTCTAATTTACCTGCTACTCTACTTCTAGGACTTCTATCTGATGGTCTCCATCTACATCCTTCTTGTATCATAGTCTCTGCAATACTCGGTCCTATGTCACCTCGTCTTGCCCAAGTAGAACTATCAAGAACTCCGTATCTAATATACTCACCATGTTCTTGTTCTAAAACTTTTCTAGCAAATATATCTGCTGTAATCTTTTGTGTATATAATTCTCTATAAACAAATATATTATTATCAAAGTCTATAGCAAACCATAAACAACAGGCAGGTGAACTATAACCCCAGTCTGCTGCTCTAAATCTCATCCAGTTTCTAGGAATGTCAAAAGGTTTAACAACATGTAACTCTTTGCTAAACTCTGGAAAAGAAGAATCTTCAAATGCTTCCCAGTTACCATCTAAGAATTGTTTTCTTTGTACTTCAGGTAAAGATGCTAACATTGCGTAGTAATCGTCTGTTTGCATCAAGTAAGGATTGTCTTGAAGTTTAGCAGGTATAAATCTTCTAGATATTTTTTTAATACCTGTTGGTGTTTTTATTTCTATGTCGAACTTAGTATTAGGTGTAGAGGGGTCGACAAACATATCTTTAACCCATTGTGAACCAACATTTCCAGGATTACCTGTTGCTCTCATATAGACAGGTATTTCAGGGTCAACACTTCGCAAAGAAGACCGAAGAAAATTATATATATCTTCGGTAGGATATTGCGGTAATTCATCTATTCCAATCCAAGTATATGATTGTCCTTGGTAACGAAGGGCATCAGTTAAGTTTTCCGCATATCCAAACTCTATTCTAGCACCTGAAGGGAACTTCCATTCTTTTTCTTGTTCTCTCCATTTAGCACCAGGATATGCTTTTGAGTAAAGTTGTTGAGAGTGATTTATTAAATCTCTTAACTCAGGCATTGTCCGTCTAATAAGTAATGCTCTATGTTTTTGTTTGTGACAATATCGTAGTGGGTCTACTAACATTGCGTAAGACTTTCCACCACCTCTTGCTCCACCATAAAACACTTCTCTTTCTGGTGCTGCTAAAAATTCTGTTTGTGGTCCTTCATTAGGTTTAAAGATTACTTCTTTATCTTTTAACGCCTCTTGTATGTTAGGCGAAGAATCTTCAATTTTATCTTCTTCAATGATTTGTTTTTTACCATCGAATACTTGGTCGATATCTTTGAGTTTATTTTTTGTGGCCCAAAAGTTTTTTTGTGCTTTTTCCAATTCATGCTTTTTTTCACGAAGCATGTCTTGTGCTGATTTTCTAGCTTTCTTCTCTTTAATTGTAAGAGGAGCATTAAGGCTAGTTTTTCTTTTTCTACCAGTGTTTTTAGGTTTAGGTTCTTCTACCACCCTTTGTGTATTACTCTCTTTAGTACTTCTCTTAATCCCATACCAGTAATAGTTCTACCCGTATGATGTGATAACCACTCTGCAGTTTCTTTATAACTACACTCGTTATCTATAAAACTTTTTGCTTTATCTATAAGTTCCATGTGTTCAGGTATTTGTATTAATACTTTATCGTCTTCTTCTGAAACTTTGTAACCTAAAGGTATTACTCTTCCTTTTCTTTCTCTTGTAATTTTATCTTCAGCCATTTTGTTTTGGAGGTAAAATAAATACACCATGTGCTACTTTAGCATTGATATCTATTTTTTCTCTTTTTGATAATCCTACCCTATCTAATATTTGTTTTGCTGCTTCCATTCTAATAGATGCACCTGGAGTAGAACCATCTTCTTGTAAAGCATTTACCATACCCATAGTTGCTCTTGGGGCAAATGCTGCTAGTAATTTTTCTGCTCTATCAATTATTTCATCCTTTAAAGATTTTAAAGGTTGATGATAATCTGCGTAACCTGCAATCTCTCCTGCAATCTTTGGGTCACCTTGTGCTTCACCAAATAAAGCATCTAGAAAAGTTTGTTGCTTTTCAGTTACTTCTAATTCTCTTTTATCGTTTTCAGGAACTAACATTTCTTGCTTTTTGTAAATGCCTTTCTGTTCTTTCTTTTAACCATTCAGGTGATTTTCTAATACCTACCTGTTCTTCTATTTGTCTTTCTTTCATTTTGTTACGAGCAGCATCTATCATTTGGTCACGACCTTTATGTTCTGCTCTTTCAATAAAGGAAAGGTTGGGTGCAGTTATCACCATCTCTATGTTTTTATTTCTGAGTGGCTTGGTCCTATCCTGTAAGGATAGATACTCATCCCATACCTTTCCAGTTATTTTATTCCTAAAAGAATAAATCGGCATTATTTTATTTTTATTTGTTTTGGTTTTTTATCTTCTGGAATATTTTTTTCCAATGTAATTGACAAAATACCATTCTCCATTTTTGCAGATTCACATTCTGTAAATTCTGCTAGTGTAAAACATTTAGAAAACTTTTTAGAAGATATTCCTTTATAAACATAATCTGAATCCTCTGAATTAAGTTCTCCATGAATAGTCATCACATTATCTTTTACTTCAATGTCAATATCATTTTTACTAAATCCTGCTAATGCTAATTCAATATTCCATTTATTGTCATTAATTTTTTTTATATTATAATGTGGATATCCTTTAATCTCTGTTCCTGTTAAAGAATCTAATGAATTAAAGAATGAATCAAACCCTATTGTATAGGGCATATATTTATCTAGTGTAAAAGTCATTTATACCTCCTTGCTCTAAGCTAGATATATTATCTTACATGTGTAAGATTTGATGACCCATATGGCATCATCAAACTTTTTAAACTTTTTTTCTTGCTCTTTTTAAACTTAGCTTTGCTCTTTTTGCGATTGCTGCTTGTTGTGGTTTACCACCGAACTTACTTCTTTGTTCCATGACAGTAAGTATCTGAACCTTTCTAGCATACGGCTTATTAATCTTACGAACTTTACGAACAGTATTCTTTGCATCCTGCACCGATGCATATTTGATTCCCACTGTATCTCTAGGATTCTCATCAGTATATAATCTTCTTCCTGAACCTTTAGGTTTTTTACCTGTACCTTTTTTTGGGTCAGCCATTAAAAAGTTAATTTTAATCCTACATTAACTTTATCTTTATCTGCAGACAATTCTGTTTTTAAATTTTCTGTAAATGTTTTAGATAATTTTAAACTAGCATCTCCATCTTTATTAACTGTAAAAGAACCTTTATATGTTTCATCACCTAATTTTAAACCTATTTTATTTGTGCCTACTAACATCTTATCACTAAAAGGTATCTTATTTATTTTAGATTCTATCTTTTCTTTTACAGAACTTACGATAGGTGTATTTAATACTACATTACCTAAGACAGCACCCGCTGCTTTTTTAGATGTTTTAATAGCTTCTTTTTTTTGGTCTTTTGCTTCTGATATATTTTGAAGTTCTTCTATAATTCTAACACTATTTGAATATTTATTTTCGTTAGTCATTGTTTCTATTCTGTTCTACTATCTCTACGAACTCTGTTCCTTTGATTGCTTTGTATACATTACCTTTAGGACCTACTACCCTTAACATATCGTTGAGACTTAGGAGGATTTTTCTTACGCCCACCTCTACCAGACCAAAGACATTTATTAGCCCAATAAGCGGCACTCGTAGGACCTTTTGCAATGTTCTTAGCATGACGAGCCTTAAATGACTTCCTAGCTTCTGGACTGTAGTTATGGCCCATAGAAGCATCACCGAACCGAATAAGCCTTGGTTTGCCGTTTTCGAGTATGCCGACTTTACCTTTCTTACCACCTTCGCTGCGTATGACACAAACATTAAATCTTTTAAGCCCATACTTTTTAAGAAAGTCTTTTCTTTTTTCCGTTTCGCTTTTTGCCATTCTTCTTTGGTTTCAGCTCTCCTACAGCAATCATTATTACTTTCTTTGGTTTTTTATTTTTAGTTTTAGTTCCGTATGACATTACGCCTTTTTTGTCATAGCTTTTTGAATAGCCATGCCCCTAGTTTTTTCGTAAGATGATAGTTTACCATCATTGTCTAGGTCTGCTTTTTTCATGTCAAAGTTCATAGTCCGATTGTTTCGGTTATCAGACTTACCATTCATTTTCATTTTATTATCGTTCATGTTACTATCAAATATATTGCAGCTAATGCTACAATCACAATACCAATCTTAGCTTTCTTATTAAGATTGTTCCATTTACTCCATACTTTATCAATCATTATGATACCCTCCTGTATGCTCTAGTTTTCTTTGCAATGCCTTTCGGTTGCTTCACAAACTGTTTGCCCTTTTTTGTTCCTTCTCGCTTTGCTTTTGTCGTTGCCGCATATTCGGCAGATGTCAGGCTCTTGATGGCTTTCTCTGGTAGATATCTTTCTCCTGTCTTGGAAGACGGCTTCCCAGACTTTGTTCGCCATTTTTGTTTTGTCCATGATTTTAGACTTCTTTGTGATTTTGCTAATGCCATTATCTACCTTGTCGATTGTATTTTTTAAAACTCCTTCTTTTGTTTTTATTCATAGATGACATTTTTAATTTACCATTTCCTATACTTGTCCTTTTAGGAATATGGATTACTCCCCGTCTTTCTTTAGGTTGCTTTGCCATTTAGTTTAAAATATTTTCTTTGATATGTATTTAAATCTGCTAGTGTGTTTATTTCTGTATCGTGTTCACACAGTTTCTTGTATAATGTTTTATTATCTATCCAACCTCTACCATTCCAAAATTCAAAACCATCAAACCTAGACTTGTATAAACTTGTTTTCTCATAACCATAAGATAAATAATATTTCTTACATTTGTTTTTGATGGACCAATCTATTTCATAAAGTGTTGCATAAGTACCCATACTTAGTTTTGGGTTTTCATAATCCCATCCAAACTGTCCTGTTAGTACATGATTACTATCAAAGACTTTAACTTCTGTAAATGCTATCGGTTTATTTTTATAATAGTAGATAAAATATTTCCAATCAATGAAGTCTTCCTTTTCAAAGATTTCGCTTTCTTCTTCAAAGTCCGTTTCATGAAACTTCTTATACTTAATATATTTCTTATAAATACTGGAAACAGTA